GAACATCTACAGGAGAAGTGGCAACCAGTCCTAGAACATAACGATCTTCCAGAGATCAATGATTCTTATCGTAAGGCTGTAACCACAGTTATCCTAGAAAACCAAGAAAAAGCACTTAAAGAGGACAGAGGATTCCTTGGAGAAGCTGCACCAACTAACAGCACAGGTTCTGCCGTAGATAATTGGGATCCGATCCTGATTTCACTCGTAAGACGTGCTATGCCTAACCTTATCGCTTATGATATCGCTGGTGTACAACCGATGACAGGCCCAACTGGACTTATCTTCGCAATGCGCTCACGTTATAAGGCAAATAATGGTACAGAAGCATTCTATGACGAAGCAGAATCTGCTTTCTCTGGTGCTGCTGCAAACACTAACATCCCAGGCTCTGCCGGTACTTCATCTAACGGTGAAACTAACCCAGCAGTACTGAACGATGGTTCGCCAGGCGCATATACCGCTGACGGTGGTATGACTACTGCAACTGCTGAAGCATTGGGTGATGCGGCAAACAATGCATTCGCTGAAATGTCTTTCTCAATCGAGAAAAACTCAGTGGAAGCAAAGTCACGTGCTCTTAAAGCAGAGTACTCAATGGAACTTGCACAAGACCTTAAAGCAATTCACGGTCTTGACGCTGAAACAGAACTTGCTAACATTCTTTCTGGTGAAATTCTTAACGAAATCAACAGAGAAGTTGTTAGAACTGTATACGTTTCTGCGAAAATCGGTGCTCAGACAGATACAGCAACTGCTGGTATCTTCGACATGGACGTTGATTCAAACGGACGTTGGAGTGTTGAGAAGTTCAAAGGACTTATGTTCCAAGTTGAAAGAGAAGCAAACGTAATCGCTCAACTTACTCGTAGAGGTAAAGGTAACATGATTGTATGTTCTTCTGACGTTGCATCTGCACTTCAGATGGCAGGACAACTTGATACTTCGCCTGCACTTAACAACAACCTTAACGTAGACGATGCTGGTAATACTTTTGCTGGTGTTCTTAACGGTAGGTACAAAGTGTACATCGACCCATATTCTGCAAACGCTGCTGCAAAACAGTTCTTCGTTGTAGGTTATAAGGGTACTTCACCATACGATGCTGGTATCTTCTATTGCCCATACGTTCCATTGCAAATGGTTCGTGCAGTAGGTGAGAACAGTTTCCAACCTAAAATCGGTTTCAAGACTAGATATGGTCTTACTGCAAACCCATTTGCTGGTGGTGCTACAGTCAGAAGTGGTGCAATCACTGCTAACGACAACGTATATTACAGAAGAGTTCAAGTTACGAACATCATGTAATAATAAGAAACTTGTTTCTGAACTTACAGGGGAGGGCTTTTGCTCTCCCCTTTTTTCGTTATAAATAGTGTAAAGGAAGAAAACTATGGCATTAAAAATTAACCCATTGCAGAGACAACCAAACAATCTTGACTTTGCAAGTCCTACACAGTTTAGATTCAATTTACTCAAAACTCCAAACGTAGAGTTTTTTGTAACGTCAGTAAACATCCCTGGCATCAGTTTTACTGGTGACGCCACAATGAATACTCGTTTCAAAACTATTGCGTTTATGGGTGATACTCTTGATTTTGCAGATTTAGAACTTACGTTTTTGGTAAACGAGGATCTATCAAACTATCGTGAAATGTTTGATTGGATGGTTGGTATTGGTTTTCCACAGAGTACACAGCAATTTGAAACTGCAACAGCAGCAGAAGCAGGACTAAAACCAAACACTGGTACACTAGTAGACCCTAGTTCAATGCAATCGGATGCTACACTCACAATCCTTACAAATAAAAACAATCCTACACTCAGAGTTAACTTCAAGGGATGTTATCCCAACTCCTTGTCAGGATTGACATACAATACACAGGTTACAGATACAGAACAAATGACAGCAACCGTCACTATGAAGTATGACGTTTACGAATTTGAAACTTTATAAATATACCGAGCAGAAAATGGTTGACTTGATCAATCTTTTCATTTGAGTCTCTTAGAGTAAAAAGAGATAATATAGTAACGCAAGTTACAACCCAATCTGCTCACCCTTATACTATGGAGATATAATGACACTTGAAGAACTACAGGCAATGTCTGCCGATGATTTGAAAATGGACAACTTAGAACTTGGTGATGAGTCACTCAAGTCTGCACAGTTGCATCAAAAATATCTAACCATCCACAACAACTTTAGACAACTCGTTCTTATGAATGAGGGTACATACAATGTACTCAAACGTAAGAAGTGGGAGTACTATGGTGGTAAAGCATCGCCAGAAGTCTATCGTGACAATCCTTTTGACCACAAAATACTGAAACAGGATATTCCACTTTATCTGGATTCTGATGAAGAACTCATCAAGGCAAAACAGAAAGTAGAATACTACAGAATGTGTCAGGATTCGTGTGAACGTATTCTGAAACAAATACAGTCTCGTGGTTGGGATATTAAAAACGCTATCGAATGGCGTAAGTTTGTGGATGGAGCGATTTAGTGACCACAATTGAAAAGAAGAATGAAGTATTTCTTGTTATCAATACAGAACCATCTACTGCTCGGGCACTATCAGACTTTTTCACGTTTGAGGTGCCAGGCGCTCGTTTCATGCCCGCATATCGCAATCGTATTTGGGATGGAAAAATAAGATTATTTTCTCCACAGAATGGAGAGTTGTATGTAGGACTTCTGCCGTATGTAAAGAAATGGTTGAAAGACTACGAGGAAGAATACACGCTTAGTGAGGAGTTACAAAATGAGCGAGAAATCGACACACAAATACTGGATGGATTCATTAGAAGCCTTAGACTTCGATCCAATGGAAGAGGAATCAAACCTCGTGATTACCAAGTTAGCGCAGTGGAACACGCTATTAGAACCCATCGCTCTCTTCTTCTTAGTCCTACTGCTTCGGGTAAGTCATTAATAATTTATATCCTAGTACGGTACTACAACTTCCTACTCAAAGAACAACAAAACGATAAGATACTTATTCTTGTTCCCACAACATCTTTGGTTGAACAGATGACATCCGACTTTATTGATTACGGATGGCAAGAAGAACATATTCAAAAAGTATATTCTGGACACGACAGAAAAGTTACAAAGGACGTTGTGATATCCACATGGCAATCTTTGTACAAGATGCCCACAAAATACTTTGAACAGTTTGGTATGGTAGTTGGTGATGAGGCACATCTATTCAAAGCAAAGTCACTCACATCCATTCTCACAAAACTCCATTTATGTAAATATAGATTCGGTTTGACAGGAACACTTGATGGTATGCAAACACATCGTCTGGTGTTAGAGGGGTTGTTTGGCACCCTAAATAAAGTCATTACCACAAAAGAACTGATAGACGAAAAGACGCTTGCAGATTTCAAGATTAAGTCTTTAGTCTTGACATATCCAGAACATGAGTGTAAACTAGTGAAGGATATGAATTATCAGGATGAGATAGATTTTATTGTTTCCCATCCTAAAAGAAATGAGTTCATTCGTGATTTGACTTTGGCACTAAGAGGTAATACACTTGTGCTATTTCAGTTTGTAGAGAAACACGGAAGTATTCTTTACGACATGATTAAGTCAAATACTGATAGACAAGTATTTTATGTATACGGTGGAACGGACACACAAACCAGAGAAGATATTCGTGCAATTACAGAAAAACAAAAAGATGCCATTATTGTTGCATCGTATGGTACGTTTTCTACTGGTATCAATATTCGTAATCTTCACAACATCGTGTTCTCTAGTCCAAGTAAGTCCAGAGTTAGAACGCTGCAGTCAATTGGTCGTGGATTGCGTAGGAGTGAGAGTAAAGATAGAGCGACACTTTTTGACATTGCAGACGATCTCACATACAAATCAAAGAGAAATTTCACTATTAATCACTTTTTAGAAAGAATAAATATATACAATGAAGAACAGTTTGATTATGAAATTAAAAGGATAAAAATAAAATGACAACTAAAATTCTAAAACTGTCAAGCGGTGAGGAAATAATTTGTAATGTTGTTCAGAATGTGGAGAAACCTTACCTTAGCGTAGTTTCCCCCATGAAGTTAAATTCATATCCTAAAGCAACCAGAAATGGTATTGAAGAGGCCTTGTCTTTGCAGAGATGGATTCACTTTGCCGAGACTGATACTTATGATATTCCAAAATCTCAAATTATAGTGCTAACAGAAGCATCTTTGGGATTAACTAGATTCTATGACTATTGTGTGAGTAAATCTAAAAGAGAAGATGATAGTGTATTATCTGGTGCGCCTACCAATCAAGAATTAGATGATATTATGGAAGAAGAATGGGATGAGGAATACGGTGATACTGTATCTAAAC